TTACGTGATAGATTTTCAAACTTTTTATACAGGCAAATAGAAAAGCGTGGATGGTTTGAAGAAATTTATTCGAGTGTTGCCCGTTATGGTGGGCGATATGTGAGTGATGATAATATACTCGAGTCATCAGACGTTTATGAGTTACTACAGGACATAAGTAATCAATTAATGTTGGCCGAAATTGTCGTGGAGGACAAAGACGGCAAAGAAATTCGTAGTGACCCGGCTTTAAAGGTGTTAAGGAATCCAAACAATTACTTAACACAATCTGAATTTATAAAGTTGATGACAAATACCTATTTACTCGAAGGTGAAGTTTTTCCTGTTTTAGATGGTGACCGGTTGCATTTAGCGACAAATGTCTATATGGAATTAGATGACCGATTAATCGAACACTTTAAAATTAACGGAACTGAAATACCGGGTTATATGATACGTCATATTAAAAATATCGGTACGAATCATTTACATGGTGTAGGTATTTTACATCTTGGTCGCAATACTTTAGATGGCGTTATGAATGCTGAAAAAGTCCTTACTGAAAAATACCGGAAGGGTGGTTTACTTGCTTACCTGTTAAAACTCGACGCACACATCAACCCGCAAAACTCGACGCAATCAAAGCTAATTAAAGCCATTCTCGACCAGTTGGAAGCAATCGACGAGTCGAGAACCGTTAAACTGATTCCGCTTGGAAAAGGGTATGAAATCGATACTCTACAAAGTTCGATTGATGATGAAAAAATATTGGCTTACTTAAATGTTTACAAGAAAGACCTTGGAAAGTTTTTGGGTATCAATGTAGATACTTACCAATCACTTTTAAAATCAGATATAGAAAGAGCCATGATGTATTTGCATAACAAAGCGGTAAAACCGATAATGCGGAATTTCGAAGAACATTTATCGGTTTTATTTTTTGGTCACAATTCGGACAAGCGTATTAAGTTCAAGATTAATATTCTTGATTTTGTTCCATATAGCACGAAGACAAACATCGGCTATAACATTGTTCGTACTGGAATCACGAGCCCGGACAATGTGGCGGAAATGCTCGGGTTTGAAAAACAAAACACACCTGAATCACAAGCTATTTATATATCTAATGACTTAAGCAAAATAGGCCAAAAGAATGCAACAGATGATTCTTTACCAACGGGAGGGGGTGAGAATCAAAATGAACAAGAAGGAAATTCGAACGCTTGACATTACGAATCTACAAACTCGAGATGACAATGAAACCCATACAATTAGCGGTTATGCCGCTGTTTTTAATTCGCCGACTATAATAGGAGATTGGTTTGAAGAGGTAATTTCTCCGGGTGCTTTTAGTAAAACTATATCTGAAAATGGCGATATAAGGGCATTGTTTAATCATGACTGGAACAATGTTCTTGGTCGTACAAAAGCTGGAACATTACGACTATCCGAAGATGATAGAGGTTTGAAGTTTGAAGTAGATTTACCCAATACGTCGGTTGCTCGTGACTTAGTGGAAAGTTTAAAACGTGGTGATATAAATCAATGCTCATTCGGGTTTATCCCTACTGTGGAAGAATGGGATTACTCAGTCGAACCAGCACACCGAATTATAAAAGAAGTTGATTTATTTGAAGTATCTGTCGTAAGTATTCCAGCTTATGAAGATACGGAAGTAAGTCTTGTAAGAAATAAAGAAATTATTAAGGAAGTTGAAAAACGTACCAAATTATTAAATCAAATTAAGGAGCTGTTGAAGGATGAATAAAAAACTATTACTTGCTTTACAAAAACGAAATAAAGAACGTCTTACCGAATTAAAAAATAAACTCGAAAAAGGTGAAGTACGTGCTGAAGATTTGGAAGCCGTACAAAAAGAAGTACAAGAGTTATCGGATCAATTACAAGAGATTGCGGATAAATTGGCAGAAATGAATGATACAAATACGGATGAAACAAGCACTGATGACACAAATACGGATGATACCAGCACTGATGATGAAAATCGAGATGATAATAAAGACGACGAGCAACGAGATGATGAAAGTAAAGATGATGAACAACGGTCATTGACACCTGAACAACGTGACGGGGTTTTAAAAGCAATATCATCCGGTCTTTCCACGCGTGGGCATAAGTCTGCTAAAAATAAGGAAAAAGAAATTCGTTCTGCATTTGCGAACTTCGTTGTCGGTCGTATTTCCGAAGCGGAAGCCCGTTCTCTTGGTATTGAAGCAGGTAACGGTTCGGTAGTTGTTCCGGAAGTTATTGCAAGTGAAATTATTAGCTATGCGCAAGAAGAAAACTTATTGCGAAAATATGGTACCGTACACCGAACAAATGGAAATGTTAAGTATCCTGTCCTTGTTAAAAAAGCCGAAGCAAATGTTAATAAGAAAGAGCGCGGTTCAGAAATCCCCGAAACTGGAATTGAATTTGATGAAATCCTACTTGAACCGGCTGAATTTGACGCCTTGGCAACCGTAACGAAGAAATTAATTCATATGTCCGGCGTCAACGTTGAAGAAATCGTTATTGAGGAATTGAAAAAGGCTTATGTACGCAAGGAAACAAACTATATGTTTAATGGAAACGACACCGGAAACGAAAATCCGGGTGCCCTTGCAAAGAAAGCAGTTGCTTTTTATGAAACAACCGGTGACAGCTTATATGATACTTTAGTCAAACTGAAAAACACACCGGCAACAGCAGTTGTGAAAAAATCCCGGTGGATTATTAACCGGGCGGCGTTAACAAAAATTGAAACAATGAAAACGGATGATGGGTTCCCGCTATTACGTCCGTTTACTCAAGCCGAGGGTGGAATCGGATATACTTTACTTGGTCACCCATTAGATTTTACGGATGAGGCAGATGGTGCGGACCCAACAAAACCGGTGTTCTACTTCGGAGATTTTTCAAGTTTCCACATTCAAGATGTAATTGGGGCAATGCAATTACAAAAGCTAGTTGAAAAATTTTCTGGCACAAACAAAATTGGCTATCAAATTTATAACTTGTTAGATGGTCAATTGATTTACAGCCCATTCGAACCGACTGTTTACCGCTATGAAGTCGGTGTAACTAAACCGGGTGCATAATTATGGACGAGTTAGTAAATAAACTAAAATCACATCTGCATTGGGAGGAAGGGATGGATGAGTCCCTCCTCCCTCTTTATTTGGAGAGAGCAAAAAAATATGTGAAAGCGGCAACTGGCGGGCAAGATGAATGGTTAATTATCATGGTTGCCGGCATTATGTACGAATATCGGGTGTCTGAAAAGGAACTCGAAGAAGCCTTAAATGCGTTAACTCCTTTCTTTATCCAGGAGGTGTTTGGGGATGCCGAGTCGACAGACGAACAAACTTAAATGGACAGCGGAGTTATTGAAACTTGGTGAATATGTGGACCCGGAAACGGACCGGGTAGTCATGGGATACCCGAAAGTTCGGGATATCCGTTATAACAACATAGGTGTTACCGCAACTGATAAGTTTACTTTTAAAGATTCCAACGAAATCATGAAAAAAATAGAAACTCGTATTGACAGGAATGTTGAGAACAATCAAAAAGAGTACCGAGTAAAAATTGGTGAACGAACTTACAACATAGAACGCATTTATGTCCGTGAAGAGGATAGAGTGATGGAGGTGTCATTGTCCTATGCCGATTAATTTTCAACAATTGAGAAGTATTATGAAATCTTCTGGAATTCCTGTTTATCGCGATGAGGCGCCTTCCACTGCTAATTATCCTTATATCATTTACGAATTCGTAAATGAACAGCATAAACGAGCGTCTAATAAGGTTTTATATGATATGCCCTTATATCAGATAGCTTTTATTACAAAAGGCGTAGAGAGTGAATTAAAGCCCTTAAAAGACGCGTTTAACAAAAATGGTATCTCTTATGAGCGATTTGAAGCCTACCCATATGATGAAAATGACGATACCGTTATTCAGTTTATCACTTATGTGAGGTGTATAAAATGAATAATAATAACGGTTTTTTAGAGGCACTCGAAGAAATTAACACGCTTTTAAAGCTCGATAAAAAAGTAGAATTGGACGTTTTAGAAGAAGCGGCAGAATACTTCGTCAAAGTACTAAAACCGCAAATACCGGTATCAAAACGCAATAAAAAACACATGCGTGACAGCTTGAAAGTCGTTGTCAAAAAGGATGTTGTTCAGGTCGTTTTTGACGGCGATATTTTTTATTGGCATTTAGTTGAGCATGGCCATAAAAAAGTAAATGGCGGTAAGGTTCGCGGTCGGCACTTTGTTCAAAACACTTGGGATAAATATGGCGACAAAGTTGCCGATATGATGGCTGAAAAGATTGTAAATAAAATGGGAGGTTGATTTTATGCCGAAACAACACAAGGAAATTCAATATTCTGTGGGAATCGAAGACTTATATATTTGTATGATGGATGAACCGGAAACAGCTGACACTGTGCCGGCATACGACAAAATTATTTATACTCAATCAAATATTAGTGATTTGACTATTTCTGCAACTACCACAAATTTTGTTAAGTGGGCAAGTAATAAAAAGATTATTAATATCACAAAAAACACTGCTTTTAGCCTTGCTTTTAATCTAGCAGGTCTGGACAGGGAAGTGCGCGATAAAATCTTCGGGAAAACACGAACCAAAGGAATTTCTTTTGAAACCGCCAAAGCACGAGAATATCCAAAGTTTGCAGTTGGTGTAGTATTTCCATTGTCTGATGGGACAAAACTAGCACGCTGGTATCCTCGTTGCACCGTAGCACCAGTGGAAGAATCATGGAAAACACAAAATGAAGAAATGACGGTTGATGATATTGCGTACACCATTACAGCTGACCCATTGTTATTTAATGACATTACAATGGTCGAATTTGATTCTGGAGCGGCAGACGCTTCCGGGGTCACCGTAGATAAATTCCTAGAACAAGTCGTTTGTGATGAATCACAAATCGCAACGTTATTTCCAACAACAGGTGGAACAACGGAGGGATAATAGATGGCTAAATTAAGCGACTTAGTAAATGTGAATATTAACCGGGATGTCATTAAGATTCAAGGTGTTGACATCCCGGTTATTTTTACGATGAAAAGTTTTCCGTATGTTGAGGAAGCATACGGAAAGCCATACCACATTTTTGAAAAAGACTTGAATCGAATGTTACAAAAAGGGAAAGTCACTATTGGAAAAAATGAAATCAAACTCATGAATGCATTGATTTACGCCATGGTAAGAAGTGGCGGTACGGAATGTACACCGTATGAACTCGAAAACTCCATTCCTATTTATGATTTACCTGAAATTTTTAATGTCGCTCTTCGTATTTTTGATAATCAAAATTTTCAAAAATCCGACATGGATAAAATTAAAACTGAAAAAAAAAGTTAATAAATAGTCAAGAGTCTCAATCATCGGAACTGGATTGGGACTTTTATTTTTATGTGGGTAACACACTTTTAGGTTGGGACATGGAAACATTCTGGAATGTCACACCCAACCACTTTTTAAAACAATTCGTTATGCATTTGAGATATACCAATCCGGACGCATTGAAAGAAGAAAAACAAGTCTATTACTTAGACCAAACGCCATTTTATAACAGGAAGTAGGTGAGGGAATGGCAGATAAAGAAAAAAATGTTGTCCTGAATTTTAAAATGGACGGACAGGTACAGTACGCAAAAACGCTACGTGAGATTAACGCAATCATGAATACAGCGGCTAAAGAGTATAAAAATCATGTTGCAGCTATGGGTGATGATGTAAAAGCGACGGATAAATTAGTTGCCGAAAAGAAAAAACTTGAAATACAAATGGAAGCAGCCCGAAAACGTACTGAATTGTTACGGGCGCAATATGAAGAAATGTCCAAGTCTACCAAAACGACAACGGGACAACTGACACAGATGTATTCAAAATTGCTAGATAGTGAACGTGCTGAAATGTCGTTACAAAAATCCCTTGACCGTGTAAATGAAGGTTTGTCAGAGCAAGCCATTGAAGCCGGACAAGCGAAAGAAACGCTAGACAGTTTAAAAAATGAAAGTGCATTACTTGAAGCCGAACAGAAAAAATTAATGTCCTCTTTTAAACTCCAAAAAGCCGAACTTGGCGATAATGCGACAGAAGCGCAAAAAATAGAACTTGCCCAAAAACAGTTGCGTGAACAAATGAGTTTGACTGAACGAGTGGTTAAAAACTTAGAAGAACAACTCGACGCGGCAAAAAAAGTCTATGGCGAAAACAGCCGGGAAGTTATGGAGTTAGAAACCAAATTAAATGGTGCAAAAACGACGTTAAAGAATTTTAGTAACTCCTTGGACAATATTGAGGACAGCGGGAAAAAAGCGGCTAGCGGCTTAGAATCCATTGAAAAAAAGCTAGATTTAAATAACCTTATGGAAGCAAGTGAACAACTACAAGGATTAACGGAAGGGTTACTTAATATTGGAAAAAATGCAATGGATAGCGCCATGCAGTTTGGCGACTCACAAACTTATTTACAAACAAATTTGGGTTTAACTGCTAAAGAAGCCGAAAAGTTAAACGGTGTGGTTGAGGAAGTTTTTAAATATGGGGTTGTTGAATCAGTTGATGAAGCGAGTCAAGCTGTCATGCTTGTCAAGCAATCATTTGGTGACCTAAATAATGCTGATTTAGCAAATCTAACAAATCAAATAACCACAATTGCTAAGCGTACCGGTACTGACGTACAAGAAAATGTTAATGCGGCTAGTAAACTAATGAATCAATTCGGTTTAACTGGCGAACAAGCAATGGATATTATCGCCTCAGGGTATCAAAAAGGGTTGAATAAATCAGGTGACTTTTTAGACACATTGAATGAATATAGTCCATTGTTTGCAGACGCGCAAATCAGCGCTGAACAAATGCTCTCTATCCTAGAAAATGGTATGGAAGCCGGTGCGATGAACACTGACAAAGTTGCTGACGCCGTCAAAGAATTACAAATTCGTTTTGGTGATGGGACGTTTGAGGAAAAACTTGATATGTTTTCGGATGGGACAGGTAAACTGTTTAAAGATTGGCAGAATGGAAAAGCAACCATGACTGATGTTATGAATTCAATTCAGAAAGACATTCAAAAGATGGATCCGACAGAACAACAAGCCGCATTATCGGCATTAGGTACACAATTTGAAGATTTAGGAATTATGGGCACTGTATCATTATTAGGAATAAGTGACTCAATAGAAGATGTAAACGGAAAAGCCGAAGAAATGTCTCAAAAAAGTCCGGGTGAAAAATGGGAATCATCTCTTAGAGAGTTGCAAACAGCATTGAAACCGATTGGTGAAAATTTAATCAGTGCATTGACTCCCGTCATTGATGGACTAGCAAAGTTAAGCGAGTGGTTTAGTAAATTGCCTGGACCAGTACAAACATTTATCACTGTTTTTGGCGGAATTATCGCAGTTGCCGGTGTATTGGCGCCGATAATTATAGGGGTAGTCACGGCATTTATGTCATTACAAAGTCTGTTACTACCCCTTATCGGTATTATTGCTGGGGTTGCCGCGGCAATTGCTGGAATCATTGTTGTTATCCAAAATTGGGGTGCTATTACCGATTGGCTAAGCGAAAAATGGGGTCAATTTAAAGATTGGATAGGTGGACTGTGGGAATCTATCAAAGAATTAGCAAGTAGTGTTTTCACCGCAATTGGTGACTTTTTCACTGGATGGGGACAATCAATTAGTGAGTTTTTCGCAAACACTTGGAACAGTATTAAAGAGACCTTTAATACGATAATTTCAACCATTGTAAACTTCGTACTTGAACGATTTGATAATCTAAAAAACAATGTCTCTATTATATTTGAAACTATTAAAAGTATTGCTTTAAATGTTTGGGAAGGAATAAAATCAACAATTTCGAACATTGTCGAAGGTGTCAAAAACACGGTGACTAATGTTTTTTCTTCATTAAGAGACACTGTTTCAAGCATTTGGGAAGGAGTTAAAAATGCTATCGTTAACCCAATCAACACCGCAAAAGACTTAATAAAAAGTGCAATTGATACGATTGTAGGGTTTTTTAAAGGTCTTGGCGAGAAACTAAAAATCAATATCCCTAAACCGAAATTACCGCATTTTAAGATTTCCGGTAATTTTGATTTAATTCCGCCGGACATATCTGTCCCGAAGATTGATATTGAATGGCGTGCCAAGGGTGGGATTTTTACCGCTCCCACTATTTTTGGAATGAGCAATGGAAAACTTCAAGGTGCAGGTGAAGCAGGTCCGGAAGCCGTGTTACCTTTGAATGAAAGTACTTTAGGTACAATCGGGAGAGCAATTGCAGACACAATGAATTTAAACGGTGGTGGGCAGGTTATTGTGCAACACATGGAGGTTCGTGACGATACGGATATTAAACAAATTGCGCGTGAACTGTACAATCTTCAACAGAGTAAGAACCGTGGAGGTGGTAAAGCATGAAAGGTATAACATTCGACGGTGTGCATAGTAGCACATTCGGACTTATCTATGAGAGTTCTAAACGTCCCATAATGCCGGAAACAAAAGATACCTATATTGATATACCTCATAAAGACGGATCTATACTCATTCCGGATAAATCCGCAAAAGACATTACCATAACCGTTAATTTTACTATACGAAAAGAGAGTGTTCGAGAACTATATGAAACTGCCCGGCAAATTGGCGCTTGGTTAACGACAACTGACCGGGTACCGTTAATTTTTGACGATGACCCAGACTACTATTATAAGGCAAAAGCGTCCACATTAGTAACTTTGGAACAGTTAGCTGATTTTGAAGAAATAGCTGATTTTACAGTGAATTTCAGATGCGAGCCTTATCCATTTAGGAGGTCATAGACATGTCCATGACAGATTATTTAGAGAACAAAATACTAAACGCAATATTTAAACGTACAGCTTACACGGGACCAAGTAACTTTTATTTAGCGTTGTTTACATCTGACCCGGGAGAAGCCGGAACAGGTACTGAAGTAAGCGACAGTGCTTATAAACGTCAACCAATTATATTTGGCAATATAATAGACGGTGCAATAAGCAACACGAATGTAATAGAGTTTGCAACTGCTTCAACGGATTATGGCACAATTACACATGTTGGTATTTACGACAGCCAAAGTGGCGGTAACCTACTTTTTTATAAAAAACTGACAACGCCCATTGTTGTCGGGCAAGGTGTTGGGGTGAGTGTCCAAGCTGGCGATTTAACGGTGTCATTAGATTAGTGGGGTGGTATAGATGGCAAACGGTCTTTTTGGCGGCGGTGACGGGAGTGTAAACGACCCATATTTGATTGAAGACGCAGCGGATTTAAATGCAGTCAGGAACAATTTAACTGCAAGTTATAAACTGGTCAATAACATTGATTTATCGGGTATGAATTGGGTGCCGATTGGTCTTGATGGTGAACATTTTTCTGGTACATTGGACGGAAATGGGAACACAATTAAAAACTTAAATATTAACACAAACATTAATTATTACGTTGGTATATTTAGGAATATCGAGCGTGCTTTAATAAAAAATTTAACAATTGAAAATCCTAATATAGTAACAGCAGGTATGTATGTTGGGGCACTAGTCGGGTTTTTATGGGATTCGACGGTTATGAATGTACATGTAAAATTCGGAACTGTTATGGGCGGAAATTGCACCGGAGGTGTTATAGGTTATGCGGATGAAAGCACAATCGCTAAAGTATCGTCAACATCTAATGTAACTGGTGAAGAAGATGTTGGTGGGTTGATAGGGAAAGTCGTCAACTATACAAATATTGAAGATGTTTTTGCAACATGTACCACTACTGGGAATATAAACGTCGGTGGATTAATTGGAAGTCTTGGTATAAGCGCTAGTGTTAAAAACGCATATGCGGCTGGAAGTGTAATTGGTGAAGATGATGTTGGTGGTGTAATTGGCTATTTACAATTTAAGATGGTCAATATATTTTCTTTAGTAACAAGTGTTTCCGGGACAGGTAATAATATTGGTAAATTTTATGGGAAGACGGACCGTTACTCAACTATGAAAAATATATATGCATTAAATGACATAGAAGGTAACGGACATGAAGATGGGATTAACACGTTCATTACACCTGAACAAGCGTTAGATATTTCTACCTATGAATCGGCTGGATGGGACATTTTAAACACTTGGGTATTTGTTGAGGGGCAAACATATCCAAGTTTAATAGATTTACCAAACAAACGAATTAAAATCGTTCTAGATGTTAATTTTGAGTTGACAATCAAGGAAAAATTAAGTAGTTATCTTTCTAAGTTCGCAATTGGCAATATTGATTTTTTATCAATAAATGACGATGTAACGGAACTATTTAAGAGCGTATTACGTGGAGGATTAATGTCTATTATACCTTCCACAACATACTACGCTGACATTGAAAGCTTAACTGGTATTGATGTTAAATTAAAAGATTCATATGAATCTTTTAATTTAACATTGTTTAATATTCAAGGTGATACATCCAATGTGTTCGTATATTTTCTTCCAGATAATAGATTAAGTTCCGTTAAAGTACCAAAAGTAAACAATGACACGTTCTTATTGGTAGTTTCTGAACGTCCATACTCTGAATATTTTAGCGACGAGTCACTATTTGACACAACATTTTTCAAGGTTTTTGGAGTTAACTTTTCTATAGAAAAACCACCGTTAAAGTTTGATTTTATCATAAAGTCAACATTAAACGTAAAGGCCGAAATTACTTGGAATACTCAAAATGGTGATGTAATTTATATCGTAGACCCGGCAACCTTAGACCGGATATTACCTATACAAAACATTATCAATCCATTAATATCCGAACAAATTAATGCCCATTACACTTTTACTTTTGATACGGTATATGATGATAAAACTAAGTATATTAATAGCGGTAGCATAATTGAAGTTGATGGTGACTATTTTCAGGTTAGCCGAATTGTAAAAAAACGTAGTACGACCATATCAATGTCCGTAAGTTGTGAACATGTATCTTATGTGTTACTAGATAATAAAAAATTCCCAATGTCATTTACAGAAATGGAAGATGACCCATTTGAAATTATGCGGTCGTTATTAGAGAACACACCATTTTCAGTTGATACCGTTGAGTTTTTTGATTATTATCATGTAAATTTTAAGTCTGATAATATTCGGGGTGCACTCATAGAACTTGCTAACTTAGTAGGTGGAGAACTTGTTTGGGATAAGATTACCGTTAGTTTAGTAGCTAAACGTGGTCAAAATAAAGGACTTGAATTTCGTCTAGGTGAAAATTTAATCGGTGTCACGGAAGAAATCGACACAACGGGTGACGAACCTCGACATGCTTTAGAAGTGGATGTTTTGGACTTAGCACGTGTTCCCGGGTATGAGTACTTAAAAACGGTCGAACTTGGCGATACAGTTAGAGTATTTGACCCGGAATTAGATATTAATGAAACTTTACGAATCGTATCACGTGATTACAACCCGTTTCAAAAGATTAATCCACGGGTTTCCATTGGAAATATTATTCGTGATTTCACGGGATACGTAAAAGATGAGTTAGTTGATTCTAGTAGTAAAGATAAAAGTGACGGTTTGGTTAAGTATGGTAGAGTTATAGATTATAAACGCAATTGGGATGAAATTGGTATGGATGTAATGTTTTGTCAACTTGATGATGGTAAGTGGTATAAGTGTTTAACTTCTTTGGAACCACCGTATGGTGGTGACATGACAGGGTTGTATGTGATGGTGGTGGACGGTGTAGTTATCGGATACTTTGACATTATTGAGATTGGTTAACATTAAAACGAGGTGAAAAAATTGGATAAACTTTATCAAACAATCATATCAGTAGCCGGCGGTGAACTTGTTTGATCAAAGTACACTGCTAGTTTAGTGTCTAAACGTGGTGAAAATAATGGTCTTGAGTTTAAACTAGGCGACAATTTAATTGGTGTAACGGAAGAAATTGCGCGGTAACAAAAACATAAGCTGCGGTAACAAAAGTGTCCACACTGTATGGACACTTTTTATTTAGGAGGTAATGAAATGGATAACACAATAAAAATTGTTTTAGGAGTCGGGGGCGGACTAGCCTCCTTTTTGTTTGGGGGTTGGTCAGCTTTGATTCAAACACTTGTATTTTTCATCGTACTAGATTATGCATTTGCGGTAATAGTCGCAGCGGTAAACGGACAATTAAACAGTAAAATTGGATTCAAAGGTATCGCTAAAAAGGTAGCAATACTGGTATTGGTCGCTGTTGCACACCAAGTAGACATGATTTTAGGAGATGACAGTCTGATTCGTGATTCTGTCATCTTCTTTTATATTGCCAACGAATCATTGAGTATTTTGGAAACAGTTGGAAAAACAAATTTACCTATACCAAATGTATTAAAAAAGGCTATCGAAATACTAAATAATAAAGGAGAGGACAAATAATGGTTAAAATTTTTATTGATCCGGGACATGGTGGTACGGATTCTGGGGCTGTGGGAAATGGATTGAAAGAAAAGGATTTAACGTTAAAAATCTCGAAGAAAATTAAAGAAAAACTAGCAAACTATGAAAATGTACAAATAAAATTAAGTCGAGAAAGCGACCGAACGTTATCCCTACCACAACGCACGAATATGGCGAATGCGTGGGGAGCGAACTATTTAATCAGTGTGCATATTAATGCGGGGGGCGGAACGGGATTTGAAAGCTATACCTACAATAAGTCATATGCAGGCAAACAAGAAACAAACCGGAAACGGTCAATCCTACACGCAGAAATCATGCGTCAACTTTCTGGTGTCAGGGACAGAGGAATGAAAGAAGCGAATCTGCATATGGTACGTGAATCAAGAATGGAATCCGTCCTTACTGAAAACCTATTTATTGATAACATCAATGACGCGGCACTCCTTAGACAAGATAGCTTTTTAGATAAAATTGCAGAAGGCCACGCTAATGGTTTAGCAATTATTTTTGGACTAAAACAAAAAGCACAACCTCAACCACAACCGCAACCCGGTGATACCTACACAGTCCAACCGGGGGATACACTTAGCGAGATTGCGGTACGGTTTGGCACAAGCGTAAGTACTTTAGCCGCAATAAATACTATCGCAGACCCAAATAAGATTTATCCAGGACAAGTACTTAAATTAACCGGAACAATGCCAAGTGAGCAGTATTATACGGTTGTCAGCGGCGATAACTTGACAAAGATTGCTAAAAAATATGGTACTACGATTAATCAGTTAGTGTCCTTGAATGGTATTAAAAATCCAAACCTTATTCGTGTTGGACAAAAATTACGTGTAAAATAAATAAGGAGGGGAGCGATTCCCCTCTTTTTTTGTTTATATAAGAGGAAATTAATTGTAAAACGTCGAAAATTTATAGATGAAGGAGTGGATACCATGCAACCATTAGAAAGGGAATTATTTAAGCGAAAAGGAAAAGTTATCGAACTCTACAAAATGGACGACGGCACATACAAGGCATTTGCTACTGAACACTTTGACACAGATGATGAGATCGTCGGGGTAGGGGAGAGTGATAATCGTGAAAGTGCGGTTAAACTTGCCTTACAGGATTTGTATGTAGAAAAAAACACCCGGTGAGGGGTGTTTTTTTTATTTAACTGGAGATCTATTTGCTTGTATTCTATCACCACCGGGCATGTTTGATGCGTACATTATAATTTTCCCGCTTGATTCAACATCATTTTCATCAAAAGAAATTTCGAGTTCGAAGTCATATCTTTTTTCTTGCCAAGAATATTGTCCCGACACATGATATATGTTCTTGTAAATTTCTCCTGTTTCATTATCTTTCATGTCGTTCAATTTTTCCGCAGTGATGTTTTCGGTCTTTACCGTTACGTTGTCAATTTTGTCGTATTTCTCGATAAGTGTTTCAGCTCTTACTGCCAAACTAATTAGTAGTTTTTCATTTGTAATTTCCCCGGTAGACACTTTATATGTATCTGTTTCATCAGCATTTGTGTTTGCTTCTTCATTACTTGACGACAATGCTATAGCAACAATAAACACGACTAACGATACTAAAGCAATTAAACCGCCCCGATACTTTTTCTTTTTGATTTTCCCTAAAATAATCAATACAATACCAACAATAAACCCAACAAGTCCTATAGCACCTAAAAACGCCATTTTTAACACTCTCCTTATATAAATTATATTACTTATTTCGACAAAAATTGAAAAAATCCTTTAATAAAGAGAAAAGTCGCTTGCTTGCGGCTTATTTGTAAAAAATACCAAAAAATAAAAAATCCTATTGATAACGAACCTATGTTTGTGTAGAATATAAATATAAAAGCACATTCAAAAACAATGAATGTGCTTAAGGGAAAAATTTATCTTTAACTTCTTTGTAAATGTTTAAAGACTTAATCATAAATTCAACTTCATCTTCTGTATAGCTTTCGTTATGTATTGGATTGTCTGTTCTTCCGAAAAGATAATCTAAAGAAACATTATAAAAGTCAGCTAACTTAATGAGTAATTCATAGTCCATTTCTCTGCGACCCTGCTCGTACATTGCATATGTGGCCCAATAATAAAAAGCGACACAAAAAAGGAGCGATCTGTATGGAAAAAGAAGTAGTAGACCTTGAAGAAGTAGCCAAACAGCTAAACATTGATGTAGAAAGACTTAAGGAAGTACTTCTTATTTCTTTAAAGACCTTAAAGACCGAAGATACGCAATAATCCCCTTCGCCTCTTCGCCAGTGAGAGGCCTTCCGTCTAATGTCAATTGAAATTTATCTAGTAGTTTTTCATCATCTAATGCCAAAGAATCCACAAAATAACTAGCTACATCCTCTTTTAATAATCGTTTATTATCCTCCTTATATTCGGCATAATCTCCGAGTAAATCACCTTCGTCCCAATATCCTGCTTTTACCATAAGATCAGCATAAGAAAAGTTTAATACTTTAGAAAAAACTTTCAACGTGTCAGGGGTTGGAGTCTGTGAGTTATCTTCAATTCTTGATATGCTTGCTTGACTTACACCTGTCGCTTCCGAAAATTCCTTTTGAGACTTAAAACCTTTAGATTTTCTCAACCTTCTTAAAAAATCCCCGAATTGTTCCTTAATTTCCATCTTCTATAGTCCTCCCTTTTATTCCTTTGCCTATAGTCAATTTCAAATTTGATTATACACATAAAGTTGCATGTATGCAATTATATACGTAAAAATAATTGACAATGTATATATATACGTGCTATTTTTGATGTAACGGATGTATATATATACGTCATGTATATAAAGTGAGGTGTCAAACATGCAAAATTACATCATAAGACTAAACGTGAAAGAACTCATGAAGGCACAGATAGATCAAAATATCGAAACAGACAAAGCCCTTGCAAAGTTAATTGGTGTATCACCAAGTCAAGTATCGAGAGCGAAATTACCACCAAGCGATCCAAGATATTGTTCCCCGGGAACAAAATTTATTGCAGGAGTTTTGAATCTGTTTAAGGGTGAGCCATTCGAAAAGTTCTTTTACGTCGAGGAGGTGAATGAAGAAAATGCTAGCTGAATTGTTTTATGTAGCGTTTGTGTTTTTGATAGGCATAATGGTTGGTGGTTTTATGCACGAAAATTAATTAAGGCTTATCAAACTTGGGAGGAGGTGAAAACATTGGGAATCAGGTATACAGGTATAAATCGTCTGTTGAAATATTTACCACCAATTAATATGAATTGTAAACATTGTGGAATTGAATTTCATATTAATTTAGCCAACTTTAGGTACTCAAGAAAAAAATTTAATGGGCCATTTTGCCCGAAATGTGGTAACAAAGTATGAAGAAAAAAGGAGGAAAACATCTTGAAAATCTTATTTAAGCAACTAATATTAAAGAATTTTAAGTCTCACCGTGATTTAACCGTAAACTTTGGCGAGCACACGGCAATCACGGCGGACAACGCAAAAGGTAAAAGTACCATTGCACAATCTATTACATGGTTATTATACGGTACTGATCCACTTGGTAGCAAGTTGGACCCGACGCCTATTACTTACGATTCAGAAGAGACTTTGGTTTCGCTTTTACTAGAAGTAGATGGGAAAGATGTTCTTGTCGGTCGTGGTTTAAAAAAAGGTAAAGCCCAGTACTACATAAACGAAGTACCATCAAAAGCGGGCGAATTTAATGAGTTGCTTGAAAAAATGTTCGACAAAGAACTGTTCATGTCACTTTTTAACCCGAATTATTTTCCAAGTTTGCATTGGGAAAAACAAAGGGCAATGTTATTGCAATATGTTTCCGCACCTTTAAAAAAAGATGTCATCAAAAAACTGCCGGAAACACAAGGTGAATTGCTAGATGGGTTATTAAAAAAGCATTCGCTTGATGATATTGAAGCAATCAATAGAGACAAGAAAAAGAAATTAGACAAGCAGTATATTGCGGCACAGAGCCGAACAAAAACATTAAAAGAGCAACTTGAAAATTTTACACCTGCCGCACCATACGACTCTTTACTAGCCGAATTAAATACGTTGAAAAAGCAACGGGAAGAAATCGAAAAAATAACAGACGAAGCAGGAACTGTTAACGGACGAATTAATGTTTTACAGAACAAAATTAAAGCTCTATTAACAGAGCGTGAACATCTAAAAGAAACCTTTACCCAATTAAAAAATGAAAAAATTGAGGACCATTGCCGGGTATGTAAACAGCCTTTGAAAGGTGAATCAATTGCGGCCGCTGAACAAGAAAAGCAAGAACGAATGAACAAAGTCAAGAACCAATTTGATGAAGCAGTGATTAAGAGAAAAGAACTTGAAGCGGAATTGAAATCACTTGAATATGTGGACATTTCTGAACAACTCGAAAAAGTCCATGAAATACAAGAAAAAATTAATCAAATAGAAATTGAGATTGCTAAGCATAAACAATTAGAAATTCTGAAAAAACAGGTGGAACAAGCTGAAAAAGAAGAAAAAGAAATACTTCAATCTTTAAACGAATCAATATTTATCCTGGATTCAATCAAGGCTTTTCGGGCAAAAGAAGCCGAATTGCAAGGTGAAAAGGTACAAGCATTATTTGATAAGTTATCTATTAAACTATTTGACCAACTTAAAAATGGCGAGTTAAAGCCAACTTTTGAAATTGAAATGGATGGTAAGCCTTATAGCAAACTATCACTTTCAGAATCTATTCGCGCCGGGTTGGAATTACGTGAAGTTCTTTCGAAACAAAGTGATCTGATTGTTCCGGTGTTTATTGACAATGCGGAATCAATCACGAGTTTTAAACAACCTACAGGGCAATTGATTACTTCTAAAGTTGTTGCCGGGCAAGAATTAAAAATTGATTCAGTGACAAATGATTCAGATGAAATAACAGTAGATATTGAGGTGATAGCATGAGCGAAGTTGTTACAGTAAAAGTAAGAAGTTGGCTGGATAGTGACTATTACACACACGATATTTTAGAAGTGAATGGCAAAGAGGTATTTGGTGTCCATCCATTATGTGAATGCCCAGAGGATGCAGTAATTGGTAGAGATTTGATTTCTTCCGGTGAAATTGCCAGTTTTCTTGAACGGTTTTTAATCGAGCATAAAGGTAAAAAAGTGAAGTTTGTTTATGAAGATGAGGTAGAGGAGGACGAATAATGAAATCCGGTAAACGTCCCACACGCCGACAAAAGCAAGCTATCAAGTGGGCAAAGTTAAATCCTGACAATTGGTTAATAGTAAAAAATCTTCCCGACGAGTTGCATATTGTCCACCGGGAAACCGGGACCCTGAAAATTATTCCACAGTGGGAGTGAAAATAGTATGAAAAAATTTAAGGTTACTTTTTACACTAATGTTATTTATCCAACAGCAGAAAGTGCAGATTCGGATCAATTTACGCAAATTTATGAGGTCCCTGATGAATTTACGGTAGATGGTATAGCTGAAATGGTACAGCGGGATTTAAAAGCTTTTGATTTTTTAAGAGATGAATTAAGTAAAACCCCTTGGTACTACAGAACAGTAGATGTAACAAGTTTTACAATTAGAGAAATCGAGGAGGAAAAATAATTATGGCAAATCAAATTCAAGTATATCAAGGTCTAGCATATGGGGAGTTAACAGTTCAGGACATTACAACAGTTAGGGCTACAATTGCAAAAGATTGCAACGAGGAACAATTTAAACTATTCATGTCTATTGCGAAGGCTTCCGGTGCAAATCCAATTATGAATGAAATCTACCCAACTGTTCGCCAAGGGCAACTAACTGTACAATTCGGCATTGATTTCTTTGTCCGGAAAGCAAAAGAATCGGATGGGTATCAAGGCTATGATGTTCAACTGGTACATGAAAATGACGAGTTTCAAATGCACCAAGAAAAAGACGAAGATGGACGGTATTATGTAGTGATTGACAAACATTCATGGGGATTCCCTCGAGGTCGAGTAGTTGGTGGCTACGCTATCGCCTACCGGGAAGGATACAAGCCCTTCACAGTCGTTATGGAGGTTGAAGAAGTCGAACATTTCAAACGGTCTAACATTGGAATGCAAAAAACAATGTGGACGAATTACTTCAACGATATGTTCAAAAAACACATGGTTCGTCGGGCATTAAAAGCGGCATTTGAATTGAATTTTGAAGATGAAGAAGTGGTTAATGGTGGTGATGGAATCCCGGAATATCAAACACAACGGAAAGATGTTACACCACAACCGGATGTAATCGACGCTCCGGAAACAAATGAGGATGGCGAAGGTACTAAAATCAAAAAAATTCGAGCAGAAATTTCAGCTAAATTTAAAACACTTGGCATTTCGAAAGAGGAGCAAAAAGCATATATGGAACAACATGTTCCAAATTTCCAAGGAACTTTGTCTGACTATGTAGGGCTTAGCGAACTCTTGGATATGCACATTGATATGAGTATGCAGGATATGTCAGATGATGAACTTCCATTTTCGGACGAGGATTCTTTGGAGTGATTGATATGGGAAAAGAAAAAGCATATGAATATGCCGTCTACAAAGGTGATGAGTTGCTAGCCATCGGTACATTAGAAGAATGCGCTAAACAGTTGAATGTAACCAAGGAATATATTTACTGGTTAACAATGCCAACTGCAAAAAGGCGGATAGCCAAAAGAAAAAATCCAGAAAAATGCAAAGTGGCAATTAGGTTGGATGATGAAGATGAAAGTTGACATTTTAGCAAGCGGATCGAGCGGCAATTGTATAGCCGTTCGATCCGAAAATACAACCGTACTTGTAGACGCTGGCATTGCCAAGACAAAAATCGAGAAACGCTTATTGGATGTTGGTATCCGTCCGGATTCAATTAAAGCTATTTTAATCACACATGCACACGCTGACCATACAAAAGGTCTGCCATTGGCAAACAAATATAAAATCCCGGTATTTGCTGGAAGGGATGAGTGGAAAAGCATTGAAGGTGTAGAAAACAGATGGAACATCAATGCCGGTAACGAATTTCAAATTGATGATTTTATAGTGAAGTCTTTCCGTACACATCATGACGCATATGATCCAGTAGGCTACACATTAACAGACAACGAGGGTAAAGTTTCAATTTGTTTAGATACAGGTCGTGTTGATGATGAAATGATTCAATCAATGGCCAATAGCGATATTTATATTATCGAATCAAATCATGAGCCAAGGATGGTTGATGTATCCGACTATCCGGACTCTGTAAAAGCTAGGATTCTATCGGAAAATGGGCACCTGTCGAATCAACAAGCGGCGGCGGCTCTTTATAAATTGATTCAAGGGAAAGGCGAAAAAATCTATCTTACCCATTTATCTAGCAAAAATAACGTCCCTGCATTAGCGGAAATGAATGTGATTAAAGCACTTTCTAAAAAAAGTCTAAAACGCAAAATACACTACGAAATTGAGGTGGTATAGATGGAAAAAATATTAGTTCCCGAAAAAGTATATAGGGCATTTGAAAATACAAAAAAGGCAATGCCACACTTAGGTCAAGATCAATTAAATGTTTTATTTCTAAACATTTTCACGATTGGCAATGCCGGAGACTTAAAAATTTTGAAAGAGTACGCAAAACAAAATCCAACAAAGTACCTTAAATGTTTGGTTTACGGATATACGTTGGATAAACAGGAAGTACTAAAAAACATGATACACAATTGGTTAGAATCACCAATTGCCGAAAACGACGAAATGAAGGATATTGAAATGTTTGCTGAAAGGCTGACAAAGTTTTTTTATAACTCATGAACGGATGAAAGCTTATGGCTAATCCACAAAAAGAAAATGGTTATACACCCATAGCAAATGAAATTCTTGAACAGATTATAAAAACGAATCTAAATGGCACGCAATTCCGGCTAGTAATGGCTATATGGCGATATACATACGGATTTAGAAGAAAACAACACGATATGTCCATCAGTCATTTAGCTAGTTTGATAGACGCCTCAAGGAGTCAAGTCAATAGGGAACTTGATTCCTTGATTAGTAAAAAAATATTAAAAGTAAATGGGATCGGCAAGCGGGGGACGAGGATATTATCATTCAACAAAAATTATTCGGAATGGATTATTTCTAAGAAGGAGGTAAAGCCTGTGAAAAAATCCAAACCAGTAGAAAAGCCAAAGGCTAAAAAGAAATATGACGAAGACAGCACATATTATAAAATGGCTCTTTACTTTTACGAAAAAGTTTCTGCTGTTGCAAAAGAAGCAGGTATAGAACATTTAATCAAAAAGTCGAATCTCCAAACATGGGCGGATGATATGCGAAAGCTAATCGAGATTGACAAAATAGACAAGCGTTTGGCCAAAGAGGTAATGGATTGGGTTGTGACTGACGATTTTTGGAAAACGAACGTCCTATCCGCAAGAAAATTACGTGAAAAATTCGCAGAGTTGGCCATAAAAATGACCGCCAAAAAACAACCGAAACAAAAACAGCAAGATACAAGAGATAGGGAGATAGCATTGCAACGATGGATAGCAGAGGGGAATGATCCAAATGAATTTAAATGGTGAATTAGAGATTGATATTGTTACTGAACAAGCCGAACAATCTGTTCTAGGTGCAGTTTTTCTTGACTCTAATGTGTTGGATGATATTTCTTTTTTAGAACCAAGAGATTTTAAAAATCCAGTCCATCAAGAACTTTTTAAAGTGATGAAATGGCTTGATAAGAAAAATAAACCAATCGACATTATCACTGTCTCAGAAGTCTATGCTCAACATAACCGGATTGAAAATATTGGCGGTGTCTCTTACTTTAGAGATTTAGCCGAATCATGTCCGACAACAGCAAACGTTGAATATTATGCAAGGATAATAAGGTCCAAAGCACTCGAACGAAGAGTGAAAAATATGGGCTACATCCTAACTGGAATGAGCAGGGACGACTACGAAAGCGACGAAGATTTTTTCTCATACATTGAGGAACTAGTTGCTGAAATGCGGCCTGATGATAATAGCCAATTGCTAAGTGTCGCTGAAACTAAAGTAAGCTATTTTCAATACTTGAATAAAAAAGCAGAGTTTATTCCGACAGGATTTAAGAATTTTGATGGGTGGGCACATGGTTTATGGCGTGGTTGGCTTTTCGTGTCTGCCGGTCGTCCAAGTGTTGGGAAAACGGCAATGTTACTTCAAAGGACAATCGGTGTAGCAAAAGAAAATAAAGGTGTTGTCTTAATATACTCGCAAGAAATGGATAGAAACCAACTTTATGACAGGATGATAAGTAATTTAACTGGCATACCATATGGCAGAATCAAGCAAAAGAAATTATCGGATAATGATATTTCACAAATTGAAGTTTCATTGGAATTGCTAGAGGAATTGCCAATCTACATTGAAGATCGGAGCAATGTTTCTATTGATGAAATAAGAGCGGACGCTCGACGTTTTAAAAGAAAATATGGTCAAATCGCCATGATTGCAGTGGACTACTTGCAAATCATGAATATTACTCAAAAAAAAGGGGAGACCAGAGCCCAAGCTATCGGCAATGTGACGAAAGCAGCTAAAGATATAGCAAGGGAAATGAACTGTTGTTTCATGATGTTATCCCAAATGACTCGAGACAGCGAAACTTACAAGAAACCTATGCTATCACATCTGAAAGAGAGCGGGAGTATTGAACAGGACGCTGATGTAGTTGAGTTCTTATGGCACGATCCAGAGGATACGCACCAACAAGGTAAAGTTGTTCAACAGTTTATTGCAAAGGGCAGAGACACCGGAATAAATGAATTTAGGTTGCTATTTAAAGGGTGGAAACAACAATTTGAGGAATTACCTCAAAAGAAGGAGGCTTGAGGATATGAGATTTGTCGGTATAGACCCAAGTACAAAGACGGGGTTTGTAGCCCTTGCCGGTGATGGAACGGTTTTAAAGGCAAAGGAATTAATGGGAATTGGCGACAAGGACCCGAAACGAATGGTTACTCTTATCAACGACATAATGGAACACGTCCAAAAAGACGATCTGATTGTCATTGAAGGTTTCCCGTTTGCAACACAGCGAGCCATGTTTGCTGGTGGGTTACATCATGGCATTAGAAACGAACTTTTTAAACGAGGTTTTAAATATTTTGAAGTTGCTCCAAATGCCGTTAAAAAGTTTGTCAACGTTACCGGATGGGTAGGCGAGAAAGGAAATAAAAAGCGATTGACTGGTACACAAAAAAAGAAAGCAGTAATGGCAGCAGTCATTGAACATTATAACTTTACTCATCCAAGTGATAATGTAGTGGACGCTTATATAATGGCACAAATCGCACGTGAAATATGGATGGAACAGAATGTCAAAAGATTTTTGCCGATATACCAGCAGGGAGTAATTAATTCGATTTTGTGCAGAAAGGAAAAAGACAAATGATTATGGTCTTTGATAAGCACTTGTTTAGAGAGCATGCACCTTTAGAAATTAAAAAATTATTATCATCACATATCGATAATCTGGATGGCAAAGAGGTAGTATTTAAAGGAAAATTCGGGCTTATACCTGAATACGAAGTGGATGGGCAACTATTCTATTTTTATCCAGTATCAAAAGATTGGTGCATTACGGGAGATGATAAGAGTGCGAAAAATTGAATTCACAATCTCATTGGGGTTAGTTGGATGCAAAAGAAATGAGGTAATCGAGTTTGATGATGACACAACAGATGAAGAAATTCAACAAGCATATACAGACTGGATGTACGACCAAATTGACGGCGGATGGGAAGATATAGAGTAGTTGAATAAGTCTACTAGGTAAGGAGGAAGATCATATGAAAAACACACTTGGAGACTTAAACAACCATTTATTTGCTCAATTAGAACGTTTGAGTGATGAGGATATTAAAGGTGAAGCATTGGTTGAAGAAATTGAACGGGCGAAAGCTGTTACGAGTATTGCTAGTCAAATTATTGCTAATGGCAATCTCGTATTAAAAGCACAACAATTTTATGACAACGAGCTACTAGATATTGATACAAAAAAGCCGAAGATGTTGGAGGGATAATTATTGTGTAGCAAACACACAAATAAAACAAGTTTTCCACCCGGCAAACGGCACCCAAAATATCGACCAATTGGTAGTGAGCGGATTGGTAAAGATGGCCATATTTTTGTAAAGGTTGATGATAGAAAATGGATGCCGAAGCACCGTCATTTATGGGAACAGGAACATGGTCCAGTACCAAAAAATCACGTTGTTATTTTTGCAAATGGAAACAAACGTGATTTTAGACTAGACAATCTAATACTTGTATCTCGAGCACAACTGGCAGTGATCAACAAAAATAAGCTAATTTTTGATAATCCGGAATTAACGAAAACAGGTGTAATTATTAGTGATCTCATTATGAAAACGAACGAACGTATGAAGGAGGACGAGAACCATTGGTGACTAAACAAGATAAAAGCAGTCCTCTATTCGCAGATTATTTTGATGACTGGATAGAAACATATAAGGCCGGAGCCATAAGAAAAGCAACTTTACTTAAGTATTATAACACAGCTAAGTGGGTACGGAAGTTAATTCCTGCGGTCCGGATGAATGAGTTAGATAGGCAAACATATCAAAAGTTTCTAAACGAATTTGCTAAAACACACGAAAAACAAACGACTAGAGACTTAAATACACAAATTAAAGCATGTATCCAAGACGCATTACACGAAGGTGACTTGGAAAAAGACCCGACGTACAAAGTGGTAATCAAAGGAAAAGAAGAATCAGAGAAGAAGATGAAGTTTTTGCATGGTGAGGAATTAAGAAAATTAATATGCGTTTTAGATTTAGGCACGCAAATTAATTACGATTGGCTAATTCTTCTGCTAGCAAAAACGGGATTGCGGTTTTCGGAAGCTCTAGGACTGACACCAAATGATTTTAACTTTGAGGAAAAAACACTGACTGTTAATAAAACTTGGAACTACAAATATCCTGAAGGAGGCTTTGCAAAAACGAAAAACAAAGCGTCTATACGTACAATCTCGATAGATTCTATTCTTAACAGTCAATTTAAGATGTTAACAAAAGATATGGCTCCAGATAAGCTTATCTTCGTTGACAGTAACAAACGAGTTTTTAATTCAACTGTCAACGAAGTACTAGAAAGAAAATGCAAAGAGGCAGGTGTGCCCGTAATATCTTTGCATAGTCTAAGACACACTCATGCCTCAATGCTATTGACGGCCGGTATATCCATCCACTCGATTGCCGCTAGACTAGGACATGCGAATGTTACGACTACGCAAAGGGTATACACACATATCCTAAAAGAGTTAGAAGCAAAAGATAATGATAAATTAATCAGCCAATTAGAAAAGTTAGGATAAGGAGGGGGTGACGACATGACTAAGAAAAATGAAGTTAAAAATGAGTTAAAGAGCTTGCTAATTATGGAGATTTTACGTAAACGAGTGGATCTAAAATCAGAAGATATTTTAAATCTACTAATCGATATATTAGTTGAAGTCAGATTAGAAAAACTCACTGCAAGAAACGGTTTTACCGGAAAGGAACAAATTCGTCGTGAAAAAATAGAAGATTTATTGTTGCGAGTTAACAAACAATTCAAGGAAATTGTCGAGGCACTCGAAAAGGAAAGATATGACTTTGCATTAGTTCTTGCAAAAGAAGGGGTCGGAGAATTTAGATAATACAAGGGGGTTGGAAAAATGTTATCGAACCAAATAAACGACTACAAAATAAACTTCATCATAGAACAACTCAAAAAGCACAATGTTAACATCTCAAAAACATATAACATGGATTATCAGGAATTAAAAAGGTTACTTGCGGTCGCTAAATCTATGAGCCAATAACACTTAGGAGGTGTACCATGATTGATAGATTAGAAGAAATCAAACGGATGTGAAAAACAAACTAATTGAGGCATTGGCAGGTGAAAGAGATGGCTGACCATCAAAAGAATATAGTCAAGCTGTTCGAGAAACTCCGGTACCGGCACAATATGTTTTCGGTGTTCAGCGATTTTCTCGAGATGTCGGCAATCGCAATATCTAACAGTGTTGACATGATAAACCGCCCAAGCAGGGAAAAACGGCACTTAGAAATCATCAAACGGTACGAGAAAGAAGAATTGGAAATTTTCCCGAAAATATTAGATGAATTAATAGATGAGTTGGAAGAAAATCCATCAGATGTTTTAGGGAGTATATACATGCAATTAGAGTTATCGAATAGTTGGCAGGGACAGTTTTTTACACCGATGTCTATTAGTCATCTGATGGCCGAACTGATGATACCGGGATTTGAAAAAAAGATTGAGGAAAAAGGGTATATTTCAATTAACGACCCGGCAGTCGGTGGAGGAGCGACGATAATCGGGCTGGCAAACGCATTAAAAAACAAAGGTTACAACTACCAAAAAGTAATGCGTGTTGTCGCCCAAGACATCGATATAAAGTCGGTCCATATGTGTTATGTGCAACTAAGTCTTTTAGGTATAAATGCGGTAGTAATACGAGGGAATACGCTAACTTTAAAATTTGATAAGGACACTTGGAAAACACCTAAACACATCCTTAAATGGTAAAACTGCCGTACAAGCAAATAAACGGCTCAAATTCACGTTTTAATTTTTGGGGTACTTATCACCCTAGGAAACTATTAAAACGTCAAATTTCTATACCCAACAAACGTATATATATACGTTAACGAAAAAGGAGATGTAAAATAATGATAGAACTAAATGTATTGTTTAAGAAGATTCAAAAGGATGATAAAAAAGAAGTTTTGGAGTTCCATGTGCAAGGTGACGAACTTCCATTCTCACAAGAACTTGTCCAAATGGCTGGCAACATTGTTTGTATTGAGGTTCTGGACAGCCAAGCCGGTAAATTCGGAGCAGAATTCAAATCTATCCAGAGGGATTCCAAAAAAACCGTTTTAAAATTCAATGTCAAGGGCGATAGCGACGAACAAATGATTAAACTTTATCCATTTGCCGGATTTAACGCAAAAATCACTCTGGAACCCTCACAAATGTCTATTGACGAGTTTTACGACGAAGAAAAACATGAAGGTATTGAATATAACGTAAATCAAGATGGGACAGTTGAAGTATCAGAAGGCCAAATCAGTTTTGATGAAGTTGAAGAAGATGACAAAGAAGATGAAGATACACTTTATTAAGAAGTTTGCCCCGGATTTTCCGGGGCTTACATAAGAGAGGTGAGGCACTGTATGAGTTTCGAACTTCCTGAACTTGACCGCAAAGCAACACAAAAGGCGGTTGAAGAGGCACTTTCAAAATATAGATTGTATAAATATCTTAGCTTTGAAGAAAGAGAGGCTTCCATAATCGCTAACTATGATGTTTCAGAAGGCGGCAAGGGGAATAAAATTAGTGACCAAACTTCTTCTGTCGCGATCTATAATGTGGATCAACAGAATTTCAGAAAGCAATTTTGCGAACGGATTGAGAAGGCTGTTAATCGACTTCCTAAGATGGAACGATTTTTAATTGAGGAACGATATTTAACAATCGAAAGTGATTATATCACTGACTACAACGTATATAGCTTTAAATTTCAACCGCCGATTACTGCTAAAACATACGCAAAAATAAGATGGAGAGCATTTTACCGCTTAGCGCTCAATCTAAATTTGGCTGTGATAAAGCAGTCAGATTCGGAATATAAATGTGACAATGGAGGGGAGGAAAGATGAATGATGACCACTACAATTATATTGACATACCGGGTAAGCACGGCTTAATAAAATTGGCCGTTCCAAAAAGAAAGGCAACAGAAGAAGAGGTTATTGAGCTTCATAGGGCAGTAGCGGAGGTAATCGTCAATTGCAGCAAACAACCCTCTAATAACAAAAAGACCACTATTTAGTGGTTTTTTTGCGTTTCAATTAATCACTTGATCTTTAAGTACTACAATTTGTTTTTTTACATACTTAGGTAGATCCTTGTACCGAATATCCTTTTGTTTACCATTTACTAGCTTCCAGTAATCAACTAAAATTTGATTATCACCTGTAAACCTTCTTACCAAAACTTTGTATTTCCCATTTGGTGAAACCCACAAAAACCTTATAACATCAGTCATTTTGAACACTCCTATCTTTTGGGTATATCAATATACTTCCTGTGAGTTAATCGTGGCTCATACAAATGAGACTGAGTACCGTGCCTTTATTTCCAACAAGAAAAATGAAGCACTCCACTCGCGGATTATTGTGATGCCGATTCCTTATAATTTAAAAGTGTCTGAGGAAG